GTGGCGGAATACGTCCCGACTGTCATGGGCTCTGCCCGGATGGTCCTCGGCGAGCGCTTCTACGGGGACGAGCCGTTCACCTTCTCGGTGGCCGGCAGTTCCGATCTGGCGCGCATTGAGCTCATCAACGACAGTCCCTGGGAGAGCACCATCACGGCAGCGCAATGGGAGGGCCTGTTCTTCTCCAAGGCTCTCGCGTGACGGCTCGCGCAGTTGATACAGCCACGCTCCCTGACGACACCATCCGCGAAGCCATCGAGTTCATAGCGGCCAACCTTCGGGCGGCCGATCTCGATGAAGTGCGGGCCACCGTCGGGGACGTGGAGCCCTTCTGGGCCATCTTCGAGTCCTGGGAGGCGTCCGTCGCCTCCTGGCTGATCGTGGATGGCACTGGCCTCCCAATCGGCATCTTCGGCGTGGCGCCACACGTCGTCCCCAAAGTGGGCCTTGTCTGGCTCCTCGGGACGGACGGGCTAGTTTCAGCCGGACTCACCGTGGCTCGCCAGACGAAGCACTTTGTGGCCGAGATGGGCGCCCTCTACCCGGCGCTCTCGGCACACGTGGACGCCCGCAATACCCTATCCACGCGCTGGCTCTCTTGGGCCGGCTTCAACGTCATTGACGCCGATCCCGCCTTCGGGCCGGAGAAGCGGCTCTTCTATCACTTCGTGAGGACCCGCTAAATGTGTCTCCCCGCCGCTATCGCGATCCCGATTGCTATTGCTGCCGCGACTACCGCGGTTAGCGTGGTGGGGCAGATACAGGCCGCTAATCACGCGAACGCGCAAATGAAGGCGCAGCTCGCTGTTGAAGACAAGCAGATCAACCAGGCGGCCGCGCAGGAGATCGACAATCGACTCCGCCAGGCCCGCCGCGAGATGGGCCGCATCATGGTCGCCGCCGGCGAGTCCGGTCTGAGTCTCGATAGCGGCTCGGTAAAGGCTCTCGAGGAGGACGCGGGGATGCAAGCCTCGCTCGCCAATGAGCAGTCTCTCGCGAACCGTGAGTCTCGCCTCGATGCCGCCGCCGCCCAGGCAAACTCCCAGGCGGTCTCCAAGCCGACGCTACTCGGCGCTGGCCTCCAGATCGTCCTTTCGGGCGCCTCTGCCGCAGCCAATGCCGGCGCCTTCAAGGGCTCCGGTAGCACTCCAGGGAGCGTCCACTAATGGCGAACCTAGCGGCGGTTGATCCGCACGTCACGGCCGTCCCGGACCCGGCGAACAATCGTTCGGACACGATCCCCACGGCGGCCCCTGCGGCCCCTGAGTCGGAGATCAATGCGCGCGTCTACCGGCCGAACACCGACAATGCCGATCAGCTCGCTCGCATCCTTGGGGTCGCAAGCGATGTCGCGCAGCAAGCGTTCTCACAGGACCAGCAGCGCCGCGATAACCGCGATGCCTCGCAAGCCCTCCTCGATTTCAGCGAGGGCAACAAGGACGCGCAGAGGTTCTCCAAGTCGGTCGCCTATCGGAACGCATGGCAGCTCCAGGGCGCCAAGAAGCTCTCCGTCGACATCGGCGCTGAGGTTGCCCAGGCGGTCTCGGATCGGCTGAACGACAGCGATCATCCTGCGACCCCTGAGGACATCGACGGGATCATCGAGGGCATCTTCCAGAAGCACACGACGGACTCCACCGGCAAGCTCCTCGACTTCGGAACGCCCGAAGCTAAGATGACGCTGGCGAACTCCCTCCAGGAGGTTCGCGCCCAGATCATCCCGAAGGCGCTCGCAGCAATCAAGCACCAGCAGGACGCCAAGTTTCTCGGCACCTGGGGCGACAACGCTGTCACGGAGTATTATCGTGGGGCTCCCATCGGAGCCACGCTGAAGAACGATCCGCTCGCTCCGCTGCCGGACAATGCTACCGTCACGGTAGAGCCGGCGCCATACTACGCCCCCACTGACGGCGCCCCTCCGGTCGCTGGCGGGAAGCCCGCGGAGCCCTTCAAGGGCTTCTACTCAGCCAAGCCGACGTCCGTGATGGGCGCTCCGCGCCAGGGCGGCAGCCGCCACAACGGCGAGGACTACTCGGTCCCCACCGGAACCCCATTGGCTGCCCCGATGGCCGGCAAGGTCATCGCTGCGTTCAGCAATGCTCGCGGGGGAAACCAGGTTCGGGTCCAGATGGCCGACGGGGCTATCGTGGGCTACGCGCACCTCTCGCGGCTCGACGTCAAACAGGGCGATACCGTGCAGGCAGGCCAGACGGTCGGCCTCTCGGGCGCTACCGGCGACGCCACCGGCCCTCACGTCCACATGACGGTCGAGGTCAACGGTAAGAAGGTCTCGCCGAAGAGCTACTTCGCTGGAGCTCAGGTCCCGACCGGGCTCGCCGCTGCTCCCACGCCGACGCCGACGAGCAACAACGCCATCGCACTCGATACCGTCCCGACGACGGATCAGGCGCCGGCCGATCTCCCGCCGTTCAACTTTGAGCGTGCCATGTCGGAGCTTCCACCGAGTATCGACAAGGGCGACGCCAAGAAATTCCTCCTTCAGTCGATCATCAATCAGGCCAACGCCAAGGGGGACGTCGGCATTCTGTCGGGCCTCGAGGACAGCCGCCGTGCAGATGGCAGCCCCTCGTTCACCCCGGATGAGGTGGCGACAATCCAGACCGCCCGCGAGGAGATCGCGGACAAGGCCCGAGTGGACGCTGCGCGAGCCAAACAGGCCCTCTGGAAGCAGAATGGAGACAAGCTCCTGACCGCGATGGTCGGCGGCAATCCTCCCTCGGATGCCTTCATCGCAAACGCTGCGGCAGGCGGGCTCATCGAGCCGAGCATGGCTTACACACTGATCGAGCATAACCAGGCAGCCCGTAAGGAAGACGAGCGGGAGGCCCGAGCCGAACAGCGCGAAGCCGACTTCGAGGCGAACTCCGACTATGATGCCTTCGTAGCCGGCGAGGCCGCGCGAATGAGCGTAGGAGACTTCTCCGGTGCCTCCTCCGATGACCTCTTCAGGTCCGGGAAGCTCGGTCCTCCGGGTAAGAAGGCGCTGAGCCGATACAACACCCTCAAGGCGGCAGAACGTCAGGGCGAAGAGCGGAACCGAGAGAACCCTCTCTACGGCCAATACATGGGCCAGTTGCGGATGCAGTATGGCCTAGCGGCGACCAATCCGTTCCTCGCTCCTCAGTTTCAGGTCGGAGGCGTGAAGGTCAACTATTACGGCATGACCGCCTTCTACAAGCTGCGCGTATCCAAGGGCGAGGAGCCCGAGGAAGCGTATCTCGAAACCATCGCAAAGTTCGGCCCGCCGCAGGATGCGGCCTCCGCCCGGAAGAAGCTCATTGCTGAACTCCAGGTGAAGAAAAACACCGGACAGTAATCGGAGAACACGATGCGCCTGAGCCCCCAAGAGGACGCACTCCTCAAAGAGCTGCAAGCCCAAGAGCAGGACCACACGGACCAGCAGAAGGGGGCTCAGGCCGTCGATCAGGTAGACAGCCAGCGCGTGCGTCTGCCGGCCCCTAACGATCCCCCGCGGCCCTTCTCGGTCACTCGGACGGTCGTCGGCGGTCTCCGCGATGCCGCGCAGGGCGTCTTCAACGCAGTAGATGATGCCGGAGATTGGCTCGAGCAGCGCATCCCGTTGCCGGTCCTGAACTTCGGCTCAGCGGCGTCCAACGGCTACTTCAGCGTCCACTTCGGGGACCAGGCGGTTGCCGATACGAAGCACTTCGGCCCCGTCACGCTCCCCGAGCCGGCAGGCTCGGAGCAGGCAGGCGGTCCCGAACGCTTCGCGCGGGCGCTGGTCTCCTTCGCGGCCCCTTTCGGTCTCTTCTCGCGGTCCTTCGGGATCGCCAAGGCGGCCTCCTGGCTCGGCCGGGCTGGCATCGCCATGACGGCCGGCGCCACTACCGACTTCACGACTCTCGATCCCCAGGCCGCGAACCTCGCGAACGCCATCAAGGACACCTTCGGGATCGACAATGAGTTCCTGAACGAGCTCTCAACGGAGCCCGATGATAACCGCCTGGAGGCGCGCTTTAAGGCGGCCGCGGTAAACGCTCCTGTCTCTGTCCTCTCAGATGCTGTGATGGAGGCGGGGCTGCGCGGAGTGCGCGCCTACCGGGCATGGCGTGGGACGCTGGACGAGGCGAACGCTGCCGTCGAAGCGGCCACCCGCAAGCTCCCGGTCTACATGCCGCCCTCAGAGGAGGGCTCAGCGGCCGCCAGGGCCGACGCAGAGGCCGGCGGCGCATCCGCCGCAGAACCGGCCCAGGCCGCCCCCAAAGCGGCCCCAGAGGCTGCCAGTGTGGCTCCCCGCATGGAGCAGCCGGCGGAGACGCCGGAGGACATCCTCGACTTCCTGAAGCGGAAGGTTTCCGAGGGCGCCACTGACGAGGACATCCAGAACCTCGCGAAGGTGATCGCCGAGGGCGACCCGGAGAACGCGGCGGCCCATCTCGGCGTCGATCCGCTCAAGATGGATTGGTCGTCGGTCGACAACCCGGAGATGCTTGGCGCGCTCTCGCGCGGCATCCAGGGCGTCTACGAGGCCATCGCGCAGCGGCTCGGCCGCACCGGGATCACCGTCACGGAAGCCATGACGGCGGGCGCAGCCCGCACGCTGGCGTCCACGGCGGACGTCCTCAAGCAGCTCTATGGGCACACTCAGAACCTCGACGCGATCTTCTATGCGTCCCGGCTGATCGTCGGGTCGCACGCGCAGAAGCTCGTCTCGCAGGCGCAGCGCGCGCTCGACGCGATCCGGCTCAACGACGGCACCGCCGCGGACGAGTGGATCAAGTTCCTCCAGGACTTTGAGCGCCATGCCTACTTCCTCGGTGCCCTCCGCGGCGCCGGCTCGGAAGTCGGTCGGGCCCTCCGGCAGCTCCAGCACGTTGCGAAGGTGGGCAAAGCCACCGCCGCAGCGGACCTGAAGGATGCCGCTGAGGAGTCCGCGAAGAAGAACGTCGGCCCCGAGGCTGCCAAGGCACTCGCCACGGACGCCGCTGATGAGGTCGGCAAGATGACCACCGATGCAGAGAAGATGGCCTTCCTGGGCCGTCTGATCGACAAAGGCGGGGACATCGGCGACCTCTCGCGGTTCGTTCGAGCCAAGTCCGGCTCACGCCTTCAGAACTTTCGCTCATGGCTTGATGAGGCCCTCGGGGAAACCCGCGGAAACCTCTTCAGCGCCGCGACGGCCGAAGGCAACGTCATAGCGGGTTTCACCCTTATGGGTCTCCGCGGTCTTGCCAAAACGCTAGTCACGGTGGGCCGAATGGGCACCGCACCGTTCAGTTCGGAGCTCTCGAGGGCCGCGCAGGTCCAGGCGATGGAAACATGGGCCTACGTGGAGGGCGGCTTCACCGGCTGGCGCTCCGCGTGGTCTAACCTGTGGTATGCGCTCAAACAGGAAGGCATGGAAGAGGTCGCTCTGAATGCTTTGGGCGTCGGCGCTGATAAGATCGCTGCACGCGCCCAGGCAGTAGCCGAGACCGCGCGCCAAGAGGTTCACGGGGACTTTACCCGCGTGGAGCTCAACGCTCAGACCCGCAAGCTGGCACTCACGCCGGCGATGACCCGCGAGCTCGACGATATGATTGAGTCATGGGACACCCCGGCGCTCCTCGAGCACTCCATGAAGTGGGGTCTCAGGGCGATCCGGCCGGCACTCAATGCTTATGGATCACTGTCTCGCCTTGGGACCATCCTGTTCCTTAATGGACCTGATGAGTTCCTTGGGACGATGGCCGCGAAGGCCGGCGCCCAGGAACGGGCAGTCCAGATCGCTGCCGCTGAGGCTGCCAAGCTCGACCTCCAAGGGGCGGAGTTGCGGCAGTATCTCAAGGCCCGCATGATCCAGCTCACCGAGACGGCGGACGGTTTCGGCCAGGATGCCTATTCAGCGGGGCAGCAACAGGCGGTCCTTTCGGCCGGCACGGCAGAGGCCAATGCGGCGCTCTATAAAGATCAGCTCGAGACCGTGGCTCTACGCGGCCTTGTCCATGCAGCCGGCAACACGCCGTTCCTGCACATCTTCGTTCCATTCGTGAAGACGCCGCTCCGCATCCTGGAGCGAACGCTGATCGACTACACTCCCCTCGGCTTCTTCAAGGATCGCATCCGTCAGGAACTTCTAGCCGGCGGCACCCGCCGCGACGAGATGCTCGCGCGGATCGGCCTTGGGACAATGGCGGTCTATACGGCCTTTCAACTGGCCGAGGATCGTGGGATCGTTGGCAACGACGGTGGCTATCAGAGCTCGTCGCGTGTGATGCGCCCAAGCTACTCGCTGAAGGTCGGCGACGACGTGATAGAGTTCAAGCGCTTCGACCCACTCGGCACCCTACTCGGGTGGGGCGCGGACATGCGTGCGATCCTGGACGCGGAGAAAGACAAAGCTCCGGGAGACCGGGGCAGCAAGAGTGAGCAGCTTCTCGAGGCGTCCATCGTGGCTGCAACGTGGAACGTCTTGAACAAGACGTGGCTCACCTCGCTTCAGCAGATCGTCGATCTTGCGTCCGATACCAAGGACGACCCGACGGGTGCCTGGGCGCGCTACCTTCAGAGCTTCGCGCAGCGCTTCGTTCCTGCGGCCGGTGCTCAGAAGAACGTCCTCGCCGGCATGACGGACTCGATGCGGAAGTCGGCAGGGTTCATTGATGGGATGATGTCTCAGACCTTCGCGGGCACTCGCTTGCCCCAGAAGAGGGACTTTCTTGGCCGCGTGATCCACGAGAGCACGGGCCAGAAGGTCGCCGGTCTGAACTTTGGGCCGGAGAGCGCTGACCCACTGAACCAGGAACTCGACCGGCTGAGCTTCAACGCGAACACGCCGCCGATGTCCTACATGGGCGTAAAGTTGAACCCCGTTCAGTATGAGCGGCTCCTCGAGCTTCGCGGCCAGGTGGTCAAGGACCCGAAGAGTGGGCTGACGATGGAGCAGTCGCTCCGGCAGCTCATCGCGAGCCCCGTCTATGGACAGCTCCCAAAGCTCGCAAAGATCGAGCAGTTCCGGCGCATCATGGAACCATATGGCCGCCTCGCAGGGGCACAGCTCATGCGCGAGGACAAGGATTTGATGCGCCAGGCGCTCAGCGAGAACGTCTACAATAAGATGGTCATCCGCGGCTACTCGCAGCAGCAGATCGACGAGCAGACTCAGGAGTTCGCCCGCCAGCTCGGGCTTTCCCCATAACCAGCGGGCCGCCTTCGGGCGGCTCCGCCAACCTTCCTGTCTTCAATAGAGCGGCGACCGGCCGACACGGAACCCCCAGATATGTATTCACGGATTACGGGCGCCGGCAACGGAACTGCGCCTAGCATTAACCTCACTTTCCCGTATCTTGACCCTGCCCACGTGAAGGCCGTCGTTGACGGTTCTCCGGTAAGTTTCACATGGAATGGAACGAGTAGCCTCACATTCGCCGCCCCGGTGGCAAGTGGATCGACCTGGATGGTCTACCGGGACACGCCAAGGACACCTCTAGTTGTCCTCACAGAGGGTGCAGTTCTGACCGCTGATGATCTAAATAAGGTCAACACTCAGCTCAGCTATGTCGCCGAAGAACTAACGGATGGGAATACCGATCTAAGCGTTCGCGCAAGCCTTGTTCCTCTCGGGGCGGCCGCTCCACAATTTGACCCCTCGACGCCGCTCACAGATGGGTCGATCCTCTACATCAATGGTGGAGAGCTCGAGGCGCAACCGCCGGAAGTCGTCCTCAGTAAATGGCTGGCCGGGTTGTCTCTCTCCGGCCTGAGTGGGCACATTTACGCCTCTAAAGCGGATGCGATGGATGCTCTCGCCGGCATCCCCGTCGGAACTTACGTTCAGGTTCTTGTCGATGAGACGCGATCTAACACCTATTCGATCTATCAAAGGCAAGCCCTAACCCTCCATTACGTCACCACAATTCAGTCAAGCCATACTGCCACCACGACAAGCACGGGTGTGTTCTTCGATAGCACGGCAGGTGATCTCTTCACGGGCACTAAGATCAGCGTTCCTACCGATCCTACGCTGACGACCACCGCCGGAAGCATTGCATTCTCTTCCGCGAGCACGGTGACGCTGGATGCCAAGGTCAAGGACTCGGCCGGAAATATCCTGAAAGAAGCCTTTGACGACGTAACCGTCGAGGCCACATTCACGATCACATCATTCCCGGCGGTCAATGCCCCTGGCGTCCTCGCGGGATTGTTCAATGAGGTCGGGACGGACTTCACGATGGGTCGCCTCCGCGCATCCAGCCCATCCGCTACCTCGATCTTTGCCGATCTGTGGAACACGGGCAAACTACTAGCAAACGACACCGCCTCCTATGCCTTCACGGCCGGGGCAAGTGTCCACGTCAAACTACATCTCAGTGGGACGGCGCTGACCTTTACAGTCACATATCCGTCGACCCCCGACCACGTGCTCTCGATCACCCTTGTTTATGACTCGACGAGTTTCGAGATGCCGCGGATGTTCAACGCTCTGGGAGTTCGCTTCCAGGAAGGCGTAATCACTCTGACATCCCTGAAGGCTTATGCCGGCAATCCAAATGCGGACTTCGCCTTCATGGGGGACAGTATCACGCAGGGCAGGTTCGCATCCGCTTACGCCAATGGGTATGCGGCAAAGGTTAGGGCCGCACAAGCCGGGCGGACCACGTTGATTGCCGGGGCGCCGTCGGCGTGGTCCTCAGATTGGGTCACTCGGCTGCCCCCGTTTACGGCAATGCTGCCGCAGTATGCATTTATCCTGCTAGGCACCAATGATCTTGCGAACAACCGCGCAGTTGCCTCAATTCAGACCGACCTCACGACCATCGCAAATACTCTGATCGAAGCAGACATAACGCCCATCTTCCTGACGGTGCCACCGAATGGGCACGCCGCCACAGCAACGCTGAACACATGGATCAAGGCACAGTCCTGGAGCTATGTGGATATTTATCCATCGCTGGTTGGGGCTGATGGCGTCTCGTTGAACAGTCTATATGACCACGGCGACGGGATACACCCTAATGATGCCGGCCATACGGTCATTGCCGATGCGGTGAACAACTTCATTACGACCAACGGACTTTAATTTCGTCCAACCCCAGAGGATGCCCTACGGCAGCCCATTTCGATCTCTTGTCGAAACTGTGTTGCCCCTCTGGGGTCAGGATGAACCCCGTCCACGGTCGATGTCGGGGGAGCCACTGTGAACGTCGCGATGCGGGCAAGTTCCCTACGCTCCTCTGAGTAGCGCCCTCGGTCGTTTACCGGGAGCTCTATGGCGACCATCGACGGCCGCGCGACGCGGACCATCTCGCGTGCGTAAGGGAGCAAGTCACGTGAGGTTGCCCAGGCAATCCCCGCGTTGAGCACTGGCTTCCTGCATAGCATCGGCATCCACACCCGCTCAGTAACGCTGTCGCCGATCACAAGGATACCCCCCGGCGGAACCTGTTGGGCCTTTGCCAGGATCGCCGCCAGGCGGGCCTCCTGGTGGAAGTATTCCGCGCTGCCGCGCCATTTGGCGGCACCAGCGGCCACGCCGAGAATGATGCCCAAGGCGATGAGCAGACCCGCTCTAACCATAAAACAACAATAGCGCGCTCCCTAACGACCCTCAACGGGTCTTTCCAGGGAAGCTGCGGAGACCCCGATTGTGACCATCAAGACCCAACTCATCAATGCCGTAGCGGCTGCGCTCGTCCTCGGCGCAGGGTCCACGGTCGTCAGCCTCAAGGTCAACGATGCCCGCCAAGACGACCGCATCGCCAGGCTAGAGATGCTGAACGACTCCGTGACGCGCCTCAGCAGCGATCTCAACCGCGTCGACAAACACTTGTCGGAGCTCGACGGGCGCTTCCAGGGAGAAGACGATGGCTCGCGCCACTGACGATGCCCTCGACTCCCTTCATGGGCTCATGGCGGAGGCCCAGGCTGAGGAGCTGCATCGCGCCCTAGAGCGCTCCCGACTCCCCAAGCGCATCCCCGATCCTGACCCGACCAAGCGGGGCACTATCCCGAACCCGGACTACGAGCCGTTAAGCCCAAAGCTCCTCGGGGTGATCCGGGCGTTCCTCAAGGATAACGGGATTGACGCGCCGGCCAGCTCGCCGCGCTTCAGCGGCCTCGTGGATCAGCTTCGCGATCTCCGCGTCGACGAGATGAACTGATGGCCCGCTCCATCAACAGCATCCCCGCCCTTGGCAACCCTGTCACCCCAAAACAGGTCATCTCAGCCCTCAAGGCTCCCCTAGCGGCTATCCCTAACGACACCTCGGGGAACGCCAACGAGGCGACTGTAAACGCCATCCTGGCGGCCCTCCGAACTCTTGGCTTCATCGCCCCCTAAGGAACCCTCATGCAGAAAGTCTCTGTCACCGGCGTCGGCGTCTCGGCCGAGGTCGACATCCAGCATACGGACGCCATTGCGATCCAGACCCACGGCGACGGCGCCACGACCTATCAGGTCGAAGCCCGCGTCTCCCCCGAGGCGCCCTGGGCAACCGTGATCGCCTCCTCGACGGTTGACCATATCCAGAGCCTCCCGTTCTACCCTGAGCTCCGCCTCAACGTCACCGCCGGCGCCGGCACCGTGACCCTCTACGCGAGCTATGGCCTGACCTGTTAAGCCCAAGGGGCCCCCATGACTGCTCCCCAGGAGACCCTCGAGGACATCCTCAAGGGCTCCTACCTGAAGTTCATTTGGTATGTGTGGACCCGGGTGCTCACCCTCCCGGAGCCCACGCGGGTCCAATATGACATCGCGCGCTACCTTGAGGGCGGCCCTCGCCTGCGCTTCATCGCGGCGTTCCGCGGGGTCGGCAAGACCTTCCTGACGGGCGCCTACATCGTCTGGCGGCTGTGGAAGGACCCTGATCTCAAGATCGGCGTCGTCTCCGCCAACGAGCGCTACGCCACGACCGTCGCGACCTTTATCCACATGCTCATCAACGCGGTGGACGCCGAGACCGGCCAGCCCGTCCCCTGGGCTGAGCTCCGGGCGCGCGGGTCACAGCGAAACTCCACGATGCTCTTCGACGTCGGACCCGCGCGGCCCTCTAAGGACCCCTCAGTGTGGGCCGTGGGGGTCTCCGGGCAGATGACCGGCGGCCGTGCTGACATCCTCCTGTTCGACGACCCTGAGGTCCCCAACAACTCGGAGACCGAGGGGCAGCGCGAGAAGCTGACCGACAGGCTCGCTGAGGCGGCCGCGCTGCGTAAGCCCGGCGGCGAGACGATCTATCTCGGCACCTTCCAGAGCATGGCGTCGATCTATCGTGGCCTTCCGGCCCGCGGCTACGCGATGCGGCTGTGGCCGTCGCGCTACCCTCTGCGGTCCAAGATGGAGCTCTACGAGGCCATCCTGGCACCCCTGCTGGTCGCTGACATGGAGGCCGATCCGGCCCTCCAGGAGCCGCGCTATGGCTCGACCCTGGGCGGGGCGCCGACGGACCCCAAGCGGTTTAATCAGGACGATTTGCTCGAGCGCGAGGTCGAGTATCAGGCGGCCGGTTTCCAACTCCAGTTCATGCTCGACACGAGCCTGACGGACCAGGAGAAGTTCCCACTCAAGACGCGCGACCTGATCGTCGCCGATGTCGATCCCAAGCTCGCGCCGGTCCACCTGACGTGGAGCGCCGGCAGCAAGCAGCTCCTCCGCGAGCTCGACAATGTGGGCTTCGATGGGGACCGCTTCTATGGCCCCCTCTATATCGCCGACGAGTGGCGGCCCTATACAGGGCACGTCCTCGAAATAGACCCTTCTGGCTCAGGCACCGACGAGACCGCCTACGCGGTCACAAGCTTTCTCAACGGCCGCATCTTCCTGCGTAAGTGGGGCGGCTTCAAGGACGGCCATAGCGAGGCCACGATGGCTGCCCTGGCCGCTATCGCGGTCGAGACGGGCGTCTCCCTGATCCGCGTCGAGGCCAACTTTGGTGACGGCATGTTCTCGAAGCTCCTCGAGACGCACCTCCGGCAGGCCGGCTACAAGGGCGCCGTCGAGGACCACAAGGTCACGGGCATGAAGGAGGCGAGGATCGTCCAGACCCTCCATCCAGTGCTCCAGAACCATCGCCTGGTCGTCGACAGGGCCGTGATCGAGGCCGATCTGGCCGAGATACGCGCCTACGGGCAGCAGAAACTCGGCCGTTTCGCCTATTTGGAATATTCTGGCCTCTACCAGCTAACCCACATGGCAAACCAGCGGGGTGCTCTCCGCAAAGATGACCGCGTAGACGTCTTAACCAATGCGGTTGCCTACTGGCTCGACTACATGGCCCTGGATAGCTCCAAGGCGGAAGCCGAGATCGCCCGAAAGGACGCCCTCGAGTTTGCCAAGCTGGTCACTTCCACCCAGATTGGGCCGGATGGGCGAGATATTCCCATCGAAACCCGCAGGCGCCGCGGCGAGGGCCGCTCCGTGGCCTTCTCAGTCCGTCGCAGGGCCACTCCAGGCCGCATCAAGCGCCTCGTAAAACACGCAGGACCCCTCACATGGCGCTAGGCCCATTCTTCTGTTTCGTGATCTCTGCCCTGATGTGGGGCGCCGCCATCGCTTTCGAACGCTCGCGCCTCCCCTCAGGCACCTTCACATGCCCAATCTGCGGCCAGGATCGCCCACACTCAGCGGATGGTCCCATCCATGCCGCGGCGGCGGCCGCGAATGGCCCTCACTGAGCTTCAACAACTCGCCGACGGGGCCTCACGGTCCCTCCGATGGGCCGAGGTGAACGAGGATTGGTCCCTCATGGAATCCCTTCTGGGCACCCTCAAGGCCCTCGGGGGCCATGTGATCCGCATCGGGGACCCTAGGTTCAACTGGAGAGCCGACTACGTAGTTGAGTTCAGGAAACCCTCCTCGGCTCCGGCCCTCCCAGACTCCCCTTCGAAAGGATAAACCCCCATGCACACCTTCCTCATCATTCTCGGCATCCTTCTACTCCTGCTCGTGATTGCTTTCTTCGCGGGCGGCTGGATGCTCTTCGCCGATTGGAGCCACTAAGGAGATCATCAGGGGATCATCAGGGCTTCCTAAGGGGACCCTGATGATCTCCCTTGATTACTACCCTTACGAATACCCTAATCTATGTCCTAATAAGAACCCTCCGGTTCCCCGTTATAGTGTCCGTTAATGACACCCATATACGGCCAGGTCTCTGCCCCGCAGGGGCTCCTCCGGTCGCCAATCGGCACGGGACCCTGTTTGGCACATTAGGATGCCCCCAGGAGCCCCGTAGAGGCCCCTCAGAGCGCCGATCCGAGGGTGCCCGCTACCCTAGTAGCCTGGGGCCTTGCAGGGGCCTTCTAGGCCGTTTAAAGGGCTCGGCATGATAACGCTCCTTTTGACCCTCTTGGCCCAAGTGACCGCTCAGGTGCCCGCTACGGGTGAGACCTTCACCGGCCAGGAGGCCGACGGGGTGATCCGCATGGAGGACAAAAGGGGTCGACAGTGCTCCGTTAAGGTGGGCCGACAGGATGCCTATGGGTTCTCGGTCGGGACGAGCCGCTGCCAGGACGGTCGGGTGGGTCGAGTGATCCTCCGCGGTGGCCGGCACGGCTACGGAGACCTGGGCGGACAAGAGCTTGAGCTTCTTATACGCTAGGGCGCATACTTCGGGTTTATACGCTGCTGCGTATGGCCCTGGGCTGAAAATGGCTCACAATTCCGAAGCCCCGTGCGCGGTCCGGCCGGGCGCCGCTTCCCCCCATAGGGGTCGAGCTCCTGAGCGCTGAGGAAGGGCCGCAAAGGGCCGCGACAGGAGCCGCGCGGGCGGCGGCTGGCATGGTGCGCCGTCACTGAAAGGCCGGCGGTGGCAGGTTTCTGCCAATGCTGTGGCACAAACTGTGCCGATGGGCCGCGACCAAGGTGCATGTGATGTTGTATCATCCCTATTGCGAACTATTCTTAGCTCCCTGGTATGCATTGCGGCGTTCGTCCGCCTGTCGGCCCCTGCCTCTTTTCGATCCTCTCCGTGCCCCTAATGATCCCCTTTCGGTTCCCGGATCGGCCCCCCTGATCGGCCCCCTGATCGGCCCCTGATCGGTCCGCGTCTGATCCGCGCCGAGCGTGCCCGCGTCATGCGAGCTCGCGCGCGCATCGCGCCCGTAGAAATCATTGGGAAAAACCCTTGACCAACATCAAGAAATGCCGATGGGCACGCTTCGGGGTTGAACTCATAAGCGTGTTGAGCGTATATGGTCCCTGTCCGGCGGATCGGGGCTTTTGCCTTCCCTCCGGTTCCGCTCCTGCCCTAGGGAGCGCCGCAACCCTCCGGTTGGGACTAGGGCCGCGTTATGGTCGCCTGTTGGAACCATCGTGCGTGAGTAGTCGGGCCGGGAACGGCGCGCGTCGGGAAAGGGAGCAATCCCCGCAAGGCGCGAGACAAGGGGCGCACGAGTAGGCCGAAAGCAGCGTTGGGCGTCATAGCGTGAGGGTCGATTACCGCCGTGATTGCATGAGTGTCCCTCATGGGCATGGTAGGGCGGACCCTAGCCGCGTCCCGTTCGTCGGGCGTCCGCGTGTTGCGGTAAGGGCTAAGCAGAAGGGAAACCAAGGGCCGCGCGTCCTATGTCGCCCGGTGGATCACAGACGGTCCATCGGCAGACGGCTAGGACGGTGTGACGCGGCCCTAGGGTTCCTTGAGCGGTGCTTAAATTGAAGCCCGGACAGCGCGTGGATGTAACCCGGTCGCGCGGGCACCGCTCTAGCAACCCTAGAAGGAGGCCACGATGTATCAGTCGAAAGCCGCGCTGCGGGCGCTCTACGCTCCGCTGATCGCTGCCTATCTCGCCAACGGCGGGACCGTCGAGCGCTTCAATGTGAAGGGCCAGCGTATCCGATAAGCACGCTTAGGGGTCCTGCGCGAGATAGTGCCGGTTCCCTTAGGGTTCCTTGAGGGGCGTCGCGTCACAGATGCTAGCAGCCTCACTCCATCCGGTAGCGCCGGACAATGGACGGATTAGAGCGGGCCGTCCCGCCTCTCAAGCAACCCTAAGGAGCCTCTGATGTATAACGTCGCTTACCAATCGGGCGTCACTGGACGCCAGTGTCGGGCGGACGTTCGCGGCATGTCGCTGGCGCAAGCTCGTTGCATCGCCGACGACCTCCGCAGCGAGGGACTTCACCGGACCATCCTGATCGTGAGGCATCAATGACCCGCTCAGAGCTCGACGCGGCCCTCGCGCTGGCCGACCGCTGGAGCCTCTACTCGCTTCTGTGGTCCCTACTGTTTTTCGTCGCCGGTTTCGCGCTGATCGCGGTCGGCTGGTTCATTGTCTGGGGAGGCCACGAAATAGGCACGCTTCTGGGCTTGGTCGGGTTCTGTGTGTGTCTCATTGGGCTCAACGCGGAGCCTTATCGGGCACGCTGACAATCATCGGAGGGAACGATGGAACAGCAACTTCGGCTGCCCATCTGGCGGCCGCAAGCGGACTTGGGCGTTCTCACTTATTGGGAAGCCCGGAAGGCCCTTGAAGAAGAGGAATATCGGCTGCTAGGAACTGGGGCCTGCGCCGCCGCCTATCTCACGCCGGAAGGACATGTAATCAAGGTGTGTGGCGGTGACGCCGGAGCCCGCGCCACAGCTGAAGCGGCGCTCGCCTATCCTAACAATCCACACCTGCCCAAGGTCTTCTGGCTGATCGACCTCGAAGAAGATGGCTTTGCTGTCGAGTGCGAACTTCTGGAATGTTGCCCAGGTGATCAGTTTCGGGAGTGGTCCACTACGCGGTGTCCGGGACGTAATCGTGGCGTGACAAACGTGCCCATCGACGGCCCAGACGATGCCATGACGGCAGCCTTAAAGGCTCTCCACGACGCTGCGGCACGTGCCGAAGAGGACGGCTATTCAAAGATCGTCTGGGATACGCACGATGGGAACATCATGGTCCGACCGGGCACTGGCGAGCTGGTGCTCAACGACTGTCTATATGACTGTGGCCGAGATGCTTATTCTCGCTATGGAGCGTCCTACAATTATGACGACTATTGTCGATGCGAGGAGTGCACCGAGTGCGTTCACCGCGCCGGCGGCGACTGTGGTAGCTCGGACTGCGAGGTTTGTCAGGAGCGGATCGAGCCGAAGTTGCCCTGCACGCTCCCGCGGCAACCCGTCAGTCGAGTGCCCTCTTGGCGCCTTCAGGAGCGCATAGAACACGAGCGGCAAGAGCGCCTCCACGCGGCAGATCGGCATTGTGGGTTTTCACATTGCTTCGTCTGCAATCAGCCCATTCCATTGCCTCTCGCCGCCTGAATAGGCACGCTAAGGAGACCAGCATGATTCCCTACGAAACCCTCTTGGACGCCGCACGGCGCCACTTCGCTCACGTCGCGGCCTCCCCTAACTACACCCGCGAGGCCCGCAACCTGGCCTTGTCACTGGCAAGAGAGACCGCGGAAGAGCTCAACGCCTTCAACCGCGGCGAGCCGCTGCGCGTGCTCGAGACGCTGCCGTTCGCGGATGCCTTTGCGTTCGCCAAGGTCGCCTGATCCCACCACGAAGGAGAGTGCAATGTTCGACGAAACCCTGAGCAGCCGTGTCGCTCGGCTGGAAGAAGCGCACCGCGCCGCTGTCGAGGCTCGCGAGACTGCTGTCGACGCCTTCTCGGCTGCCGATGCCGCCACCGCCGAACGGCTCGAAAGCGCGCTCGCGGAGATCGAGCGGAGCCTCCAAGCCTCCGGCTTCTGATCGTCGCGCGCGGGTTCCCCTCCACCGCGCTGCGCCCGCCGCTGGCAGACCGGCGGCCCCAAGAAAGTCTGCCACCTCTCCTGCCGTTCCGCGAGGGGCGCACCCGAGGATACAACGGGCATTAGACCCGAAACGGTTTTGCAAGGCCGGTTCCTCGGCGGCTGCCCACAGCGCGCGCCAACCCGCCTAATCCATGAAGCGGCGCCCCTCACGAAACCACAGGAGGACGCTATGCCCCGTGATCCTACTATTACCTTCACAGTCGGCGACGACATACCAGAGCCGCCGACGGACTTCCGCATCACCAATCACGGCACCGTCTGGACGTTCACGCCGCTGACGATC